CTACCTGATTTACCGTTTACACCCATTTTTTTGAAAGAAATGAGTAGTGCTGGTCCGTCATATTCACAGTGGTGCCCACAGTTATAACCTGCTGACTGGTACCAAACTAGATCACCGGCTTTCATTTATAACCTCCACATCGCCTTCGTCTATATCTGACTGGTAAATATCCCACGGGCCTACATCAAAAATCACTTCCCAATAGGGAAGATTAATATTCTTCGAGGGCACAATCTTTTCAGACGTAACCAATCCGACACGACTACTATTCTGTGAACAAAGGAAACAACCGCATTTTTTGATTGGTTTGTTGCCAGTAATGGTTAGACACTCCCTGATCTTTATTAGATCACCTACTTTCACTTACAATCTCCAGACTCCAATCTACCCACCAGGCAGGGCCTTTCGGCTCGCACGCCCACTGAACCAAACAGTCCATCCCCGATGTGTGAGCGCCAAACTTCTGTTCCTCTGCCTCTCTTTGCTCTATTACCAACCCAACCCAACCTGTGCGCCTGCCGCGTTTTGGACTTACCAAATCACCTATCCTTACTTTCACTTATAATCTCCAACTCTTGCCAACGACAAGTTATATACGTTGATCGGGGAAACTTTATAACCGCTGTTCCCATAGCTACATCTGGCGTAGGTTGTGTTAGTTTTGTTACAATGCCAACTACACCTTTTTCCACATATCCCTGATTATCATCGAGATCAATGCGAGCCCTAACTAAATCACCGACTTTCATTTTCTCTCATTTTGAATGTGCGCCTATTATAGCACGATCCAACGCGGTTGTCAAGTATTTTTTTTCGCGGAGGTGCTTAGTACCTCAATGTCGTGAGCATAATATGGTTTTGCATCATTTTTACCAAAAAAGAAAACGATAGGATCATCTTCAGGATCAAACCCTACTACAATGCCATTGCTCAAGGGTGTTTCATCTTCCCACGTTCTGATCGGGGCGTCTGGATAGTGTACTAAATCACCGACTTTCACTTACAACCTCCAACTGCCTTTTGTTCGTTATAAACGATTCTGCGCCGGGACGACTGGCCCATTTGACAAACGCGTACATTGGATTTGTTCTGACGATAATTCCAACCCCGTGACTCTCGCGATATTCCTTCCCGCGATACACTACCAAATCGCCAGCTTTCATTTTACTCTTCCTCGATTACTACCAAAACAGAACACTCTTGACAGCGAGCAGTAGCCAGGTCGGACTCAATGTGACCACCGGATTGCTCCTCGATGTGCTCGCAGTCTCCATCTGTATTGAGAAACCAAGTTTCTGGCACCATTGCAGTCATAACAAATACATCGTGTTCGGGGTCATTAGGACATCGCAGTTTCATTTTTTATCACCTTTTAGTATGTCACGTAATCCCATCATAATCTTCTCTAAGAAAGGTCTTAGCGCTTTTCTAACTTCCGCGCGGGTGGGGGTTTCAGACAACCCAGCCTCATCCCACCCTTTTTGAGAATGTAAAATATTCATTGTTCCCTTCCACCCTTCCAGAATCTCCTTAAGGGGTTCACTTTTTGGGCACGCTCTAGCAGATTTTGGCAGAAATCCTAAAGCTACTACTGCGCAGATAGTTTTGCAAAGTCGGCGGCGACTTTCATTCATTTTCTCTCTCATTTTGAATACGTCCCCATTATAGCACGTTCACTGGCGGTTGTCAAGTATTTTTTTCACACGATCTGATATTCTTTGTCGCCTCGGTATTTTCGGAACCAATCCGGCACCTTATCTGCTGGATAGCGTATGCGAGGTTTACTGGCATAGAATCTGCGATAAGACTCAACGATATTATCAGACCTAAACTCAGGTGGCATAGCTAAAGGCAAAGTAGTAGGCACATCAGTTGGGAATAGAGAAGGATCGTACAACTCTAAACATTTGTCCAACACTGTCACGCATTTGTGGACCTTGCCAAAGCGCGAATGATACTCTTCTATCATTGACATTGTGTGCTCAATGAGAGACTCGAAGTTGGCAGAAGAAGCTCTGACCCACTTGGTTGATGGGTGACTCTTGTGTGTTGAACGATACGGAGTAACCTGCTCGCCATACAGCTCATTGAGGGTGGTGCACAACATCTGACAAGACTCCAATATCATTTTGACAACACGATAGTTATCTTGAGACTTTGCAGACGCAATCCAATCAATCTCGTTCGCGTCGCCCTCTAATGCAAATATATTCATGATCAGATATTACCACATTCGTTGCCAGTTGGCAACACTTTATTCACGACTTCCAGTTGGTGTTCCAAGAAGGGGAAGGCACCTCTCATTCCTTGGATCTTCACCCAAAACCTCGGTTTATAAGGGTGTATTGTGGAGTAGTCTAGCTTTGTTACTATCCCTAAACCATTATCATAAATATGCGACACTTTGACAAGATCACCGACTTTCACTGATGACCTCAAAAGCAAAAGATGCTTCTTCTGATATGTACGAATACCCTTGAACAAACCAAAGTATGTCATACATGCGTATATCTTCACCAGGCGAATACGAATGAGGTCTATCAGTTACTTTTGTAATCAAACCGTGCTTTCCCTTTGTCCAGCCGTGCTTTACCAAGTCACCAACTTTCATTTCTTTTTCTGAGCCTTATACATCTTGAGATCATCTCTCTTGAAGATCCCTGCTTTATTCCATCTCATTCTTTTCAAGCCTTTGTGTTTGGGACTAATCCATTGTACAGTATAATAAGTTGTTCTGTCCCAACGTTGTCCGCTCTCACTTATTTCAACGAGGAGTCCAACAAGTTTGCCATCCATCCAATCTTTGTGATAGCGCCACAAACTCTCAAGATTGGCACCATATTGTGATAGTGTTACTAAGTCACCTATTTTCATTCTGCCACCGATAATACTTTAAACCTATGTACTGGTTCATCACAAATAGATCTCATGTCCTCCCACTTTACTGGATAAAACAAAGAGATCGGCTCGCCGTGCAAATATGCGTCTGCATCGTCAGGATCATCAAGAATCTCTTCGAGGGTCTTGCTTGCTCCCACGATGATCCCTAGCACGGGGTTGGGCGCGCCCTCTTCTTCTTCTAGCCACTGAACCAGTGTTCCGATTTTCAACATTTTCTTTCTCGATTGTTGTATTGCCATTATAGCAAAAATCGAAATGGTTGTCAAGAAAATAATTTCCTCAACGATCTCCGGAACTTATGACTTCCAGACTGCCTATGTCAATCAAGCGTGACCACCCCGAAGGGCTGACGACGCGCGCGTGTGTATATGAAAACATAGTCTCGTCGTTGTTGTGAGGTTCCTGCCTTTCCAGGTCAATAACTACAAAAGGATTATCGTCAGGGTAGCCTTTCATAGGATGGTCCTTCCAGTAAACCAAGTCACCTACTTTCATTATCTCCCTCATCATTTGCTATTCCCAGTATAGCGTAACCGCAAATATCTTTCCATGGGCTTTCGCCAAACGCATCTTTTTTTGTGGCCAATCTGAACAATTTGTCAATGATTCTTGTGATTGCCAGAGCATCTCGGTATTGCGCTGGTTTTATTCCGTCAGGGTATAGCACTTCAAGGATTCTGCATGATTGTCCAAAAGAATTGCCATAAGCCTTATTCTTTTCTTGCACTAGCTTTCCAATTTCTGAGCCAATTTTTTTATAATCTATCACTTGTTGTCCTTTTTGCACTTATGATTTCTACTTCGTCGTGAAATAAAGTTGCTTTGGTTTTATCGAGGAACACAACGCGGACCCAGTAATCTATCAATTCGCCTGAATCCATATTGGGGGCGTCGTCCAGCGTAACATCCACAACAATGCCAGTCACATCTTTATTCTCAACTTTATCAGAAAGATAGTAAGAAGATTTTTCCACTATTCTGACTAGATCCCCAACTTCGATCATTCTTCTATCATATCAAAAATCGAACTGAATGTCAAGTATTTTTTTCGCCGTGTTTTGCAAGACGCAGAGCAAGCTCAAGCTCTTTACGCTTTTCCTTTTCTTTTTTCTTTTCCACTTTCTTTTCGTCCTTCAACCATTTGCCTTCTATCATATCGTAAATTTTCATAACTCGGATCTCCATGTCTACTAATAATTATGCACCTCTTCTTAAAAACCCAACATGTGCCATCTTCTAATGTTTCAAGAGGTATGGGCGTTTTTGTAGCCCAGTAAATTCTAATCATCTTGCCTATATCTTCGATTACTATTGCACACCCAGCTAAGTAATGCTTGTTACCGTCAATTCTAGACCATCTAATAAAGTCACCTATCGTTGCTTCAGGCACCACATAATATATATGATGCTAATCTATCTTTCTCTCCATGCTATTACACAGAGCGTAACAGTAACCGTTGCACAAAAAACTAGCAGCATTAGCGCCGGGCTCATTCCTTGCTCCCATCGATAACTTCAAATTGTAATCTTCTCAGGTCAGCACTCAAATTTGAGTGTTTATCCTTAATTGAGCCTACGAAATCAGAAAACTCCTTAATCCACTCATCTTTTTCGACAGCGTATAAAAGAAAGGCCAGCGTGAAACGTATATTGTCACAGTGATCTCCAGTTCCTATCGGAGCATATATTTCTGGTGTTGAGTCCTCGCGAACGATAATTGCTCCCTCATTTTCTGTTAATGTAATTTCTTCTTTGTCCATTTTTATACTACTTCATATTTTTTTTCAATGATAAGTCTAGAAAATTCACCTCTATTCCCCTGACCGCCATTTCTGGGAAACCACTGTAATATTATTCTATCCTCTTCCGATGCTCTGGGATGTTCCTTAATGCCGAGAACGATAACAATAGGCGCAAAGACGCCTTTATGCTCTCTGCTCATTAGTAAATCTCCGACTTTCATGTTACTTATATTACCACCTTTGTCCGTGCTTGTCAAGTTTTTTTTTGGACACAACTTCAA